ATTCATAATTATATCTAGAGCCGAAGGATGAACGTGGTGTTGTATAAGAGGAATATTCATTTTTTCACAATAAAGTTGAATTATCGTCATCCAAGTCAGGGTTTGAAATACCGAAGTCTCTACTGTAAAAACATCTTCCACATATTTTTTTAAGATATCATTTCTTTCGCTTTGTTCTCCAATAGCCCACTTATATTTTGGCCTCCTTTTGGCGTCTCCTACACTAATTCCAAAGTGCACTTGATTTACACTACCTTCGTTTTGACACCAAAGATCACTAGCATGTGTTTCTGGTTCTATAAGTTCAAACCTACCAAATGTGCTCCATTGAACCACTAATAAATCAATGGGTTCATTAGTGGTCAATAAATATAACATAGTCCTTCTAAATATTTTATCATTAGAAGATCCATTTTGAGCAAGGTTACTATATCTATGTCCACCCAACATATTAGCAAGTTTACAGGCGTAGGTACGTTCAGCATGGGTATCATATTCAAACCCATCTGGATGACGACTGCCTTTCAGTTCGTCACCATATGTAAAACTACAACCATTAAACACTATCATAGTTGTGTTCTATGTCGTGACAGTGTAATGCTATCAAAGCGTAATGTAGAACCTTCATCAAGTCTTTACGATTGTGTCCGTCTTTGTGACCATATCGTTGTGCATACTTGAGAACATTGCCTAAACAAAAACTCATACCGTGACCAGCGTCAATAATAAATTCAGTTGCTTGGTACTTATTCTTTGAATAATGTTCACTATAGGTTTGATCAACATATAACCGCAATTCTTCTATAAGACGATTTTCACTATACTTGTAATCAATACGAGGATTGAAATCTTCAGATACATATTCAAAGTTAGGGATATTTAAACTCAACCAATCATCATTCCTTTCATGCGGGCCCTCAAGGGTAAACTTCGGAATATCTTCTTCAGCAACATAGTACGGATCAGAAGTCACATCATTTAGTTTCAATCTTTTCTTACTCATTTTCAATATCCTCAATCAACATGTCACGTAGTCCTCTTGCTTGTGAGTCACGTGAATCATTCTTACCATAACCACAAAACTTATATGCAAGAGTAATTCTTTCACCGCCAGAATATGCGGCGTGCCAACAAAGGTTTTCTGGTTCATTCTCTGGCCCAAAATAATAGTGTCTACACTGCCAACCTTTTACGTCAGGAATGTGAACAACTTTGTCTTGTTCCTTATCATAGTATCGAAAGTATCCGTTTCCGTCAGACCATGTAAAAAGAACTTGATAGGCAGAAGCATCATAGTTAGTGTGCCAACAGACAAACCCGCCAGGCGGGTAATAGGATAGAAGTGCAGAAGTATGTGCACCAATCTCTGAGGCAAAGTCATACTTGACTCTCTGCATATAGTCTCCCCATTTCTGAGGATTCACTCTCACCATTTTAGCAATAGGTTGTGCAAAGTGTCGATCTGGCGCACCAATCAAGTCACCTTCTAAACACTCTCGTAAATACTCTTCGCTACAATAATATTCTCCCTTAGATTTATCATCGGGAGAACTATAAGCATGATAAGAAGCATCGTTGTAACCTTCAACGTTGAAGAAGTCTTCGGTAAACCCGTTTAAAGTCTTTAACAGGTTTTTGTTTCGGATTACAACCTCGGTCATTAGACCACTAAACCAGATGTTGCCTCAATAAAAGCAGACTGGAATCTTTCGTTACTAGGAGCAACAAAAACCGCACCCATAAAGGCAACTTCGCCCACATTCTCTTCTGCAGACATACATACTCCACGTCCGAATCCAATGCCACCGTCTTCACCTTTAACAATGAGTTTAGGATCTTTTAGGACAACATTAGACCCTTCGATCTTATCTAATCGACCAACATACTCACCAGTCATTGCAATGACAGTTACGATATCACCCTTCTTCATTTTCTTTCTCCTTAACAAAGGTTCTAATAACCCAAGTCCCCTTTGGGCCTGGTTCCCAAACTAGAACGTCACCAATTTTCCATCCAGTGTTCTCTAAGAGATCATCTGGAAACTCTAAACACATCTCGCCTTCGTCATCTTCGACAACAGGACAAATGTACTTATTATAACTCTCCATCTTCTAGCGCCTCCGCAACATGTGGAAATTGAATCTTGATATGTTCCCAACATTGTTGAGCAACTATCCTATGTTCTTTCTGAGTTTCTACACCCATACGCAACTTGCAGAAGTGAATCCAAGAACGTAAAGACCCTGCCATATAGAGAGTCGTTTCAGTATTACCTTCGGGTAGTACTGCACGTGCCTGTTCCTTCGCAATACCGTTATCTAGTGCCCAGTTATATACTTCTTTGGCTTTAAAAATAACTTCGTTCTGTTTCATATGCCAAGATTCTGAAAGTCTTGTTTCAGGTGTAGACTCTGAACCTTTTCCTTCGTCATTGACATTCAACTCAATAGAGTTCTGACGATTCTTCGGATCTTGAAGACGTGCTTCTCTTGTCATAAAGTCTTCGCTCTCTGCATATCGCTGAGAAAATTCTTGAAATGAAAACGAACGATGTCGAAGAATCTGTCGAGAGATATCACGAGTAGTTTTGATCTCAAGTGTCATGTGCACCATTTCAAACGGAGACCAATGTTGATGCTTGATCAAATACTTTATCAGTTTTGGAGCGGTCTCTGTGTTATTCTGATTGGCAGGATTACTTACACGTGCAGTGTAAGCGATCAGTTCATTTGCATCAAAACAGTCTGTGGTTCCCACATTAGGTTTGCTGATAGCAACTAAATTAACTTGGCTCATTGTCATCTAAAATACCCAATCCCTTTTTGTTCAACATTCTATTAGAAATAAAATAATTAATCGTCCTTTCAATACCATTCAACCTGCCTTGATATACTCCCCATGAATATGCACAGAACATGCAAAACACAGTCAGAATAGTTTGTTGCATTGGAGTCATAGGCGAAAATCCTTAAACTTGTTTTCTGAGTTGACCCGTTGGCCACTGGTACTATTATCAAAAGCGGGGCCAGTATCCTCTTCTTTGTTCAATGGAGAATCATTCTGATCTACATCAAAGAGACGCATCTTAGACCTATCAACACCCACTACAAAACGTTGATTGGATGTAGGATCATTATACCTGTTTTTCAACTGTTTGACAAGTAGTTGTCCGTTGTTTGCCAACTCTTCATTACTAATCAGTGCAAACATAAAGTCGGCAGTTGCAGGCAGTCCAAACGACTCAGAAGTATCCTCAAGACCAACATCATCGTTCGAATAACCAGATCGGGTAGTCTGTGTTGCAGACACAATCGGAACATCAAACTCTACTGCCAGTCCACGCAGTTCTTCTGCAATAGACTTGATATATGTATAAGAATTTATCGCACCTCCCATTGCCTTCATACGAGACGATGCACAGATGTTTAGATAGTCAATGTAGATTATCTCTGGTATGAAGTTCTTCTTTAGTTTCAGTTCGTTCAATAACGCTCTAAAGTGAGATGCATTTGCCTGGCCAGTAGGATACTCTTTAACAACAAGTTTACCTTGAGTTTTCTTTGCAATACTATGCACCTTGGATGTGAACATATCCTTAGATAGATTCTCTAACTGATCGATAGGCACATTGAGTAGATTCGCATCTATTCTCTCGGCAATTCTTTCTTCCGCCATTTCAAGGGTAACATATAGTACATTCTTACCTTGGGATAAGGCAGCTCCAGCACAATGGCACATGAAAAGAGATTTACCCACACCCGTACCCGCAAGTGCGATGTTGAGGGTTTTATTAGGTAGTCCACCTTTAGTGATACGATTGAAGTAGTCGAGATCGAATGGGAGCTTCTCTTCTTGAGTGTGATAGAAATCAAAACGTTCCTCTACTTGTTCAAGGTAGTCGTGACCAATATTCGTATCGAAGGACACCCCCAATGCCTTACTCAACACATCTGGTATTGCGTTCTTTGTCAGTGTTTGGTGTTTGCCATCAATGATAGAGATAGACTCCATCACCGCATTAAACACTGCTCGGTCTTGACACCATTTCTCAGTTCTATCTATCAACCAATCAAGGTTTTCTGATTCTGGTGTAAAGATATTAGGCAAGATTTCGACTGCATGACGATACTGTTCGTCATTAAGACGATCACCTTCATCAATTTCAATCTTGAATGCTTCCATTGTAGGAAGCTTGTTGTACTTTGCTATGAACTTAGTGAACTCTTTGAACAGTGATTTGTAGACACCTTCAAAGTATTCTGGTGAGAGAAATGCCGCAACCTTTCTAGCATAGGCATCATTAGTCAGTAGATTCCTCAGAATCGTTTGTTCCAACTGAATTTCCATCGTCTTCCTTATTTACGCCTTTTACCCAACCTTCACTTAATCCACGTGCAAGGATATCTTCCAACACGTCTCCAGCAAACTCTTGCAGATCTTTACTTTCCTCTGCTTCTAGGTCTGGATCTGGACTGGTTACCACCCGAAAGTCAAAGGTCAGACAATCACGGTTTCCATCAAAACTTATTGTGCCGTATCGAATTACGGTTTCACAAAACTGTCCACGCAGAATACGCACATCCCACGCTTGAGTGTTATCCACATAATCAACAGGGATCAACTCATAGTCAATCCCCTCTGAGACTCTATCTAAATTAATCATCTGCAGTTTCCACTATTGTATCAGGATCTACCTGTGTAGGCAATCCTATCTTATATTGTTTTTCCACAAACTCTTTGAAGTCCGAAAACTCAAAGATGGGAGTCCAGAACTCTTCGTCTAAGGTTTGCGCTTGACGAACCTTTGGATCAAGGAGTTCACCAGTTGACGTATCAACTCGACAGTACCAACCATTAGAAGGTTTAGCAACATAACCACCAGCAAGAGCAACGTCCAACAAACCACTGAAACGTTGTACACCGCCTTCCCAAGAAACACTAATAGGGATCTTAGATTTCTCTTTAACATAACGAGACTTCTCTACATTGATGACAAAGTGATAACCCTTGATCTCTGTACCAACCTTGTCCTGTTGACGACCAAGAATCCAGATATTGTCAGCAGAGTAGTAGATACCCGTACCACCACCGACAATATCTTTGGGAAACAGTCCAATCTCTTTGTAGGTATGGTTGACAGCCAACAAAGGGATATTCTTCATTGCAAGGTATGGTGTTGTCATACGGAACAGACCCTTCAGTGCCTTCGCACGTGACATGTCTGCAACTGACTTTTCACTCATTGCGTCTTCTAGTTCTTTCTTAGAAGCAAGATTACCGATAGAGTCAATAACGATGATTACATCATCATCACGATCAATTGCTTCAAGTTGTGCAATCAAATCGAACTTGAGTTCTTCTACATTTGTGATAGGAGTATGAAGAACACGACTAGTGTCAATTCCAAACTGTTCGAAATAAGACTGGGGGGAACCGAACTCAGAATCATAGAAGAGTAATACCGCATCTTTCTTTGCCTCCAGATATGCACCTGCCATTAATAGTGCGAATGAAGTTTTGAAGTGTTTGGATGGGCCTGCAAGAACCGTAAGTCCAGGCGTCACACCTCCATCCATAGACCCCGACAGTGCAACGTTCACCATAGGAACGTTGGTTGGGATCATATCTTTTTCTGTGAAGAACTTAGATTCCGACAACACCTCGGTTGTCTTCAATTTCGAATTCTTCTTCAGTTTGTCCATTATGCTCATCTGCATCTCCAAATGTAATATTGTTCACTTTTTCACGTTGATCTAACTCGTATATTTTACGATATTCGTTGTTGATTGTCAAGACATTTTCCAACAAATCGAACTTTGCTTTTCCACGAGTCTCGGAGAACTTCAGTAGCGCCATCGTATCTTTGGGTAGACACGCACCACCAAACCCTCTCTTCTTGTCAGGGCCAGGCACACGAGTGTGTTTGATACCTACACGGTCATCTGCCCCCATTGCACGAGTGACTACATTATAAGAACAGTCAAACGCATCGATCAGATCTCGCAACTGATTAAAGAATGTTAGTTTAGTAGCAAGAAACGCATTGGTTGCATACTTGACAAACGATGCTTCACAACCAGACATGCGATAGTACTTGTCGGATTTACAGTTTGAAAACAAATCATAGATCTGACCAAGTTCATCACAAGCGCTTGCAGTTCCACCAAACACATGATGTTCAGCATTCACAAAGTCTTCACAAGCAGACTTTTCGGTTAGAAACTCAGGGTTATATACAAATCGATCAAAGTCTTGGGGTTCCATAGAATTGTATAGTCGGTCGATAATATCAGGCGTCACTGTTGATTTGACAACAATAAACGAATTGGTGTGATAGGTAAGTTTAAGTACCGCATCTTCTACAATAGAAGAGTCCACAAATCCAGTCTCAGAATTTTGTGGTGTCGGTGCACAAATAAAAACAACCTGTGGCTTCCACTCCACAAGGTCATCAATCGATGTGTCATAGTTCGGATCAACAAGAAAGTGTTCCACCATCTCGTGATAGAAACCGTACTCTACTGCCTTACCCACAAACCCATGACCAACAATACCCATACGAAGGGGATTGTTTCGACTTATTGGTTCGGGTTTTATATTTTCTGGATCGGGTTTTTCGGGGACATACTTATCAAAATCATCTGCCATTATGATACTCCATATACCATTCGTAAAAATTCTTAATACCCACACTGATATTTGTATCAGGGCAGTATCCAAGTGATTCAAGTTTAGATGTGTTAGACCAAGTTTCTAATGTGTCTGCGGGATGCTTTGGAACAAGGTTTTTGATTGCCTTCTTTCCAGTATTCTTTTCAATCTCTTCAATGAAGTCCATCAACTGTACAGGTTGACCCCTACCAATATTAAAGATCTCTCCCGCTTCAACGTCATTATCTATAACACATTCAATACCATCAAGGATGTCTTCCACGTAAGTAAAATCACGTTTCATATTCCCATAATTATACACGGTTATCTCTTCTTCTGCAAGTATCTTTTTTGTGAAGTCAAACAGAGCCATGTCAGGCCTACCCCAAGGCCCATAAACAGTAAAGAATCGTAGACCTATGTTATGAAGTCCCGAAGATTGAAACTGACATTCATTTACCCACTTTGTCCAACCATACGGGTTCAGTTGTTTACCAGTCTCTTTACCTTCTGTCCAAGGCAATTCAGATCCAGCAAACACACAAGAAGTTGAAGCGTATATGATCCGTACATTGGGTATATGTTTCTTACATAGATCAATTAGATTTTGAGTCGCATCAATATTGTTGGAGTGATACTGTTTCTCTTTACCAAAAGAATCACGTACACCCGCATGTGCGGCAAGGTGAATGATTGTGGTAGGTCGATACGCAACAATAACTTTTTCTAGTTCTCTCTCGTTTCGTAGGTCGATATTACGAACATCAATATCAAAATGATGCGCCCTATCCGATTTGAGTTGAGGACTGTATAGATGATCATTATAATTGTCTATGCCTCGTGCAATCGCACTACGAGTCTTGAGACGGTTAAGTAATTGCGAACCAATGAAACCTGCTGCGCCAGTGACTAAGTATTTTTCCATTATCCGTTCCTGTAGATATATTCCAATGCCCTATCTGCTTCGACAGTGAGAGGACGGTTCTCATACCAGTTGCCAGTCTCACGATCAAACTCTTTACACATGTCTGCAATCTGTTGGGCAGTGATAGGATATCCTTTCTCATATGCACGTCCAGCAATCGCAATCATGATTTGATACATCTTGTGATACCAACCTGTTCCTGTAATCTGTTGGTATTCTGCACCTAGAGTTCTAGGCCAGAAAGGACAATCCCTATAGGAGATCCAGTTGATATCGGTGTTATTTAGTGAGTTCTTACGATGTTCAATAATCTGTCTCTGCATCTCAGGCGGAAGACGATCAAGGAAAGAGTTTCCAGTTTTTTCTATGTAGGGATGTTTAGCAATAAGCTCGCTAACGTTGAGGGCACTCCCACCAGAATGATCAAATATAAAGTGAAACGCATTAGGATATCTTGCAGGGACATAATACATTCGTGCAAGGTCTTTAGTCTGCGGATCTCCAATCTCTCCAAGTTCTGTGTTGAGGGCGTACCAAAACTTTTTGATTCGTTCGTTTTCGACAGCTTCGTCAGTACGAAAGACAATACGAAACTTAGGATGGTCGTTCCTAGAAGAAGCGGTGCTGTATACAACAAAATCGTATTGACTGAATTTAGTAATGAGTTCATTTTTTAAAGAAACCAGATCAGAAGGAAAAACATGATCATCCACATCAACACAACACCAACCACCCCAATATAGAGTAGATTTATTACTGCGTGTGCTATTGGTTTGAAAAACAGCAGGAGTAATAAGAGGACTAGAATTATTTCCACCTTTGCGTCCCTCTTGTTCGCTTAGATCATACAACATGCCGACAAACTTATCCCATGTAGGAAGGGAGTATCGTCTGTCAGTCTTGTTGTCAAACTGATTTTTGAATATTGTAAATTCATAATTCATGAGAACATTTTAACAGAAAGGATCAATAAGTTCAAGTCCTTCGTCTCTTTGTTTTTGATCATATTTTTCACCTGCGTATTCCCCCTCTGCATCCACATAGTGAAGAAAGGTTTGAATGTGTTCGTTTCCTTCGAAAATTTTACGCCAGTGTGGAATTTTAGTTCCTTGATAAACTACGCCTGAACCCTGTTCTATTACTATAGGAGTACCGTCCATGTATATTGGATAAGGCGTTTTATCACTTTTAAGTGTTATGGTCACGCTGTATTCGCAGGCAGGTCTGTCAATGTGTTTTACCATGTAATTTCCATTACGATAAACACGAGCATATGAATAACAAGGAAATAGTTTTTTCCCTGTCACCTCTTCTATTTTAGGACGCAAATAACACATCAACGAATCTAATGCTGGATAACCATGTATACTAAATGCGCCCAGAACTTGAGTGTCGTTCCACTTACCAAGCCTGTTGTCATTACTTTCTGGTTGCTCAAAGGGGCATTGGTGTTCGCATATCAACATAGACCCCGCAAGAACATCACAAAGCTCTTTACTTACAAGGTTATCAACTTTTTTATATAAACTATCCAAAGAAATCCTCCGATTCTTTTGTCATCTGCAACCAATCTACCGCACGTTTCATCACATCTACGTCTTCTTTCAACTTTCCTATTGCAGTATTGCAGTTATCACATAACCAACCACGAACCTCTCCAGTGTCGTGAGAATGATCCAGTCTAAGGTATGTTCCATCAACTACGTCTAAACAGATAGGACATTCTAATTTTTTAGGCCTTTTATATAAAGATTTCTGATAGGTGTCTATCTTCTTCTTTGTAGAACGACATTCCCTACAAGATGGTCTACGTACAACTCTCCCATCAGGGTTGTCTTTACTATGAAACTTCCGATTAGGTTCAAAACAGTTTAGTGGTTTTACTTCTCCACAATCTCTGCATTTTTTTGTCTCTTTGGGTTGTTCTTCACCCCACAGTGTCATCATCCAAAGAAATCCTCCAGTGTTGCCTTAGGTTCGGCAGACCAACCAACCGCATCAAGTATGGGTTCTAACGGATCAAGGAAGGTCTTGTTGAACATCATGTCATAGTCTATGTAGTCATGCAGTCCAAGTTCACGAGGCAGATTGATAGGATATGAGATCACATTCTCGTTTATACGATTAGGCATTTTCAGATAGACGAACTTTATCTTCTCACCGTTCTTAACCAGTTCGTATCGTTTGGTCAAAGAATGTTCTTTGATAGCGTTGTTGTATAACAGCGCACCCCGTACATGAATAGGAGTACCCTTCTTGTACACCAACGTTCGATCTGACCATTTGTCCACTTCGGAAACACCACGAGGAAACGAAATGTCTTCGGGGGGAAGAGACCTAAATTGAGTCTTAAAGTCCCCAATGAAGGTCTGAGTATCCAACTCGGTTCCTTCGATGATCACACGGAACACCTCTTGGAATTTGTCCCGCACCGCCTGTGGAGTACTGGATTTAATCGCTTCGATACCCATCATCTTGAGTTTGGGTTTAGCGTACTGGACACCTTCGTTATTGTGGACGTTCAGAATATATCGTTTCTTCGCCATCCAGATTCCACGATCCGCAATAACCTCACGGCCCATCTCCATGCGATTTGTATACGCATTCGTCACGGCCGCCAGTTCCGCATAGGATTTCTCCAGAACCTTTTCGAAATGTTCGGAACAAATCTTGTCCAGAAACTTCACAGGATCTTTGGGGTTAAACTGGTTTACCAGATCTCCCATTCGAATATAAAGGGAGTCAGTGTCAATCGCCACAACGTAATCATCGTCAGTCTTGAGCAATTTCTTCATCTCATCATTGACGGCACGTTCGGCCCACTTGATTGACAACTGACCCGCAAGAGTGATAGATTCTGCGACTCTCTGGTCAAAGTATCGGAACCACCGATTACCTAGTGCACCATAGAGAGAGTTCATCAAAATCTTAATCGCCATCTGCTGGTTGTTGAGTGCAGTAATTTTGTATTCAAGTTCTTTACTTGGATTCTTTTGCAGTTCTTTCTGTGCCTTCAACATCTCATCTTTGATGATGCGGCGTTCTGCATAATACTGTTCAATGATTTCAGGTACGACACCCTTCTTGTCTTGAGAGAATCGAATGCCTGTCGGTGCGAGACAGAAGTCTTCAGAAGAGACATCTATCTCACGGTTGAGAATCTTATCTACAGACACATCGTTATAGAAACCGTCCAGAACAGTTTCGGGCGACATGTTGTACTGTACAATGATATTAGGATACAGAGAGTTCAAGTCAAACGAACAAACCCAATCGTGTGAACCTACTTGGGGATCTTTGACATAACCGCCTGGATAGGCAGTCTTGGGTTTCTCTGTTTTGGCAGGAACCGCAATCCATTGTTTGTTCAACATACGATAGATGATCGAATCCCAGATTGCGGTAGTACCAAGCGTGTCTTGATAGTTCACACCACCACGATAAGCCATGGTGAGAACAAGAGAGATCAGATCAAGTTTCTGATCAATCAGATGAACCAATTCTACGTCACGAATGTTATAGTCAATAAACTTTTCGTAATCTTCTTTGTAGAGAGTGTACAGATTACCATGTTCTTCATAGGAGAGTTTGCGTTCTCCCAACACTACATGGGCAATGTGATCCAATCGATAGGATTCTTGTTGACCCAAAGTATTGTAGGTAAACTTCTTGAACACTTCCAAATAGTCAAGTTGTTCAATTCCTTCCAGAACATATTCTTGGTGCATCTTTCCGTTTATGGTTTGATTGCGTTCACGCAACAATCCCCACGGAGACATACGTTTTGCCATGTTATCTACGCCGGTCAGTTTCCGCATACGGTTTACCAGATACGGAATATCAAAATACCTAGTGTTCCAACCAGTGATAATATCAGGCGTGTGCATCTCCCAGTGTTTGACGAACTTCTGCAACAGGTCAAACTCATCATCACACTTGACAAACAAAACGTTTTCGGATTTGGGAACATAGTCATTCAGACCCCATACCCAATAGACGCCATCGTTCTGTCGAATAGTGATGGAGATTACAGGATAGTTGGCATCGCCAGGCTCAGGAAACCCATCGTCTGACTGTACCTCAATATCGATATTCAGTACCTTAACCAGATCACGATCAAACTCAATCTTGTCAGGAAATTTTTCGGTAATGAACTGAGCGACATAGTTGGTGTTGCCATAGAGATTGACATTCGAAACACCTTCATATCGTTTGAGGAAATCCTTTGCCTCAGACATAGAATCGAACTGCATCTCTGTCACGGGCAGTCCATCAAGAGTAGTCCACCCCGCACCCTTGCCTCCTACATAGAGTTTGGGTTTAAAGGGCACACGTTCTTTGATGGATTTACCGTTGCGGTATCCACGATACAAGATGTTGTTCCCGTATCGCAGAACAGAAGTATAGAATTCTTTAGTCATAGTCACCAGTATATAGGAAAGAGGGGGTTATGTCAACCCCCCCACTAATATCAAACATCGATGGGATTCTTTCCAAGTTTTCGATTGTCTGTTTTGGTTTGAACAGCGAAGTTAGACTGTTCGGATTTGCCTCCATCGGCATATGGTTTGATGTGACCTATTTCAAAGTCAGTAGTCAAAACATCTTCTAATGGAATCTCTACACCTTCGGGAGTAATCCACCCTTGATCTTTTGCAGCGATAAGTTTCTCTTCTATGGTGCCACTTCTACGAGAGTCCAACTGTACGAAATATTTAGATGCATCAAACTTCGATGTAATTAACTTATTTCGCAGAGTGTTGAAACGAATCTCACGTGAACGTAACAACTCGGAGAAAGTTGCTGAACGGCCGTTCTCATTGTAAGAATGTTCGGTCTTGTCTTTCATAAGGTCAATCTGAACATTGATATAATCTTTAACGAAAGACTCTTGTTCTGTTATTCTCTTGCCACCACGAATCTGTTCTAGATAAATTACAAACAAATCTAACAAACCATTTTCACGTTTAAAGACAGAGATGTTCTTACCAACAATCTTCAAGAAACGTTCAACTTCACGAGCAAACTTGTTAACCAATTTGTTTGCGTTTTCGTCATAGTACATTTCTTCTAGTGACTTAGCGGTAATCTTACTATCTAAACCATCAAGATAGATCATACACAGACCAGCAAAATAATCATCTATTTTTCGGCGATTAATTTCTTTTTGTGTAAAGACAGACGCTGAGGAAAAAGTCTTAGAGTATTTTGTAGCAAGATCACGAATCTCATCCGCAACATTAGAAAGAATCGGGTTTCGTAACTCTGGTGCGTTCAGAGTAACCCCACTGTTAACAACCAAGAATAAACGAGTAATGTCTTCCCTAGTGGCATTCAGGTAAACCTCAAGGGTTATTTTACGTGAATCTAAAATGTTCCTCATTCCAACGGGCAGTTTGGAGTAAGTGCCATTTTCTGAAGTGATAGTGTACACTTCATCAGCAATAACATAATTGCCTTCGGGTATACTGAATTTGTTTTGTTTGTATTCAAGAATAGTGTTTGTTCGATTATTAGAATCCAAATTCAGATAGGTTGCCCTTTCAACAAACTGAGTAAAATACTCCACAGACTTCTTATCGTTACTAATTTCTGCATTGTTCAGACAAGAGTTTACGTGCGCCAGAATAAATTTTGACGGCGCAGTATTCAAGATCACCGAAACAATAAATGATTGTTTGTCAGATAAGTCCCACCTAGTAACCGACTGACAGTTCAGATCAGCATAGACTTGATCAATGATACTCAAGTATGATCCGAAGGTGGTGTTTGAAGTTTTTGATTCAACAGATTTGAAAGTTACGTTTTTCATAACAGATTTCCTTATATACATTAGTTAGGTTTTGTAGGAAGCGAAGGAGTCATCGTGAGTCGTTCTTTCAACCTACAATAATATATTACCAAAGAGCAAACACTTTGGCAATACTTTTATCGAATAATATCGATATCTTCTGCGTTAGTATTCCAAGTCTCTACAACGGAACGCAGTCTACCGTCATTCTTGAGAGTCTCGTATCGTTTACCTGCCTTCTTGCGCCACCATTCAATGACGTTCTCCAGTTCGAAACGATCAAAGTTTTCAGCCTTGACCAACTCATCGGTCTCAAGGTTGAGATACTGTGGTACGTTACTGTACCCATAGGTAGAAAAGAATGACCTTTTCTTTTCGGTCAATCCTTTAGCATTAGAAAAGGTCTCACAGAACTTCGCATAGGCACCCTCATCATGAGATTTGAGAGAGGATTTGATGATAGACGCCATCTTGGTTTGTGTTTTGAGTTTACGACTGGAGGCATCAGCCGGAACCAAGTATTCACCACCATTCCGTTCTTTGAACCAATCGTTCAGTTTACGGAAATTATCATCATTGATCAGTGGGGCGAAGTTTGAGTCTGTGAGACCATTAAACCGCAGAAAAGGTTTCATCCCATCATACATAGACGATGCCTTGGACGAACCATACAACGAAGTAGTCTCAAACATACAGATGTTTGCATCATACTTCTTGTTCAGTGCTTCACGCACTTTATGGGAACAACAGATGGACGCAAGTAGTTTACCTCCCAAATAGTTGAACCCGAACGGTTGAGTAGGCACAATATTGAACCCCATGATAACCGATTCATTGAATCGTTTCATGATATCAGGATTCAGTGTGTCTAGCGGTTTTCCCAACCACTCATTCCGTGGACGTGAGTTGATAGTCGGCGAACCGAAACGAATCATACCCACAACCATACCAGAATTCTTTTCTTTGACTAACCATAACATCTGTTTGCCCGGAATACTCGCCTCGACAGGTGCAGATGTGGTAATCTCCATATATGACATGAATTGATCTTGACGACACTCTCCAACAATAAACTCCATATCGTTTGGATGCATATCAAATTTGTCGAATAGATCTTCTTCGGGGCCCATGCCAGGCAAACTGTACGGAAAGGATTCCATACGTTCCATTTTGATTTTACGCATATAGTCATCGATGCGGTCAAAGTTCTGAAAGAACTCGGTGAACACATTCGCTGCATAGTTAGCGTCTTGTAAAGACAGTTGCATAGATTTTCCTCATCTCAATACCACATATTATATAGCATTGAAAGACGTTTGTCAATCTATTACGTGAAAATAATGATGTCTAGTCCAAGGCGATTCAATCATCTTCTTTGAGTATCCATGATGATCTTGTGTCACACAAAGGTTTTTCGACACCACTTGAGTTGTGGGATTTGACAAAGAGTTCATTGGTTCCATATCATATTTGTTAAAAGGTTCTTGACAATCCCTTCCAAAATAAAGTGTATCACAATGATGCCAAGGATGTATAGTGGTAGGTTCATCCTCAGACAAATCAAAGAAGTTGTTGGGTTTTAAAACCGATGATGTGTATGTAGCGAACAATCTTTGAAGCGTACAGTATGGGCCGCAGTTAATAGGAAATCGCTCTCCCCACTCTTTGGCTTCAGTAAGTAGTTCATACATCCAGTTTGCGGCATTCTTTTCAATAGAATAACACCCCATAAACAAACCGATGTTTGCGTACATAATATTGCCGCCCTTGATGATATCAAGTAGTTCAGTAAAAGTCTCTGTGTGTTGTTTTAATAAAAAGGTATCATGTTCCATCACCAAGAATCTTTCGTCAGATTCAGAAGCTTGTCGCAACAATTCCCAGTGAGAACAAAACCCTGCCTTTTCGGTCGGAGAGTGATCTTCCTTACGTGGGTTCTTTCCATCCAAATCAGCCATCATGATAGACGGAACAAAACGATACTTACTTATCTGCGAATCAAAGTCTTCGGACTCAGGTGTGATTGCATCAAACGTAATTATCTCTAGTGTGCCTGTATCGGTCAGGGGTTTGAAAGACTCACGTGATATACGAGCGTACTCTTCACTGATTTCATTTCCTTTAATTACGATCTGGTATGCTTTCATTTCGCTACAAATATATCGTCTCTAGGATTTCCTAACGTCCTCTCCAAAGAATATCCTATGTCTTTTAAAAAGTTGTGTGTCTCAGAGAGATGGGTTTCGTCATTAGATCTTTCTAGTTGTATGATAGGTAAACACCTAACAAGGGTTTCTTTCATTCCATGCAAAGGTTGTATATTGTATCCTTCGGTATCAATCTTTATAAAGTCAACTTCATCAAAACCAAAGGAATCGATGGTTCGACACTCTACTACGAGTTTTCCCATCCCTTGAAACTCTTCTCTATTTTTATTTCCCCACCGACTTTTGATAATCTTTTCTGTAGCGTCTGAAGGGATTACGCTAGATCCAGAGTTGTCAGTGTTCAGATGAATTTCTAGGTCTCCATTTTTGTCGCCGATAGCAATATTATGAGACTCTACGTTAGAACACTTCTTTGTATTTTCTTGAAGGCATTCAAACAGATCTGGTATGGGTTCAAAGGAAACTACACGATCAAAAACATCACTATAACGAATAGCGCTGGTTCCAACGTGTGCTCCAAAGTCTAGGCACGTTCTTGTTTTGGTAAGAATAGTTTGAACATAGTTCCACTGTTTTTCATCGTGTCTGAGTGATCTTTGAAACATTGGTTTTTCTGTCTTTTGATAGTCAGGAAAAGCAATACCTTCTTTATTGAATATCATTGGACGTTTATTCCCCACATATCACGAGGCATGTTTACAATCTTCCAGTGTGTATCTGCGTCTAGGTTGTCAGCGCCTGCGAACTGAACATGTACAAACTTGGTGTCCTCATCCCGCCAGTCGCAAAGATACCTGTCCTCATGATGAATGTCTCGGGTAAAGTGAATGTACGAGTTCCAACCATTGTCCATTCGTTGTACCACAAAGTTATGAACAAACATCTGTGCATGTAAGTATGGTTGGTCACAAGTGTAGAAAGCATCTAAACCATATTTGCGTACTGCATCAACATACTCTTTGGGATCTGTCCACTTGTCTCTGGCTTTGCGTCTTGCTTTTCTAGAGTACAGAACCATACCTGTATTGAAAACTTCTACAAGTCCTTCGGCAGTTCTAGGAACTTTAGTATCCCACAGTTCTTCGACCATTCTTGCCCAACGTTCGTCTTGTTGGGATGTGATTCTTCCTTTGGTAATGGTTCGTTGTTTTGGTTGAAACGGTTCGTCACAGATACCAATCTCGCCTAAAAACTCATCAAAGATATTTTCCTCCAGTCCA